GCCAGTCCACCCATAAGGTGAATAAGCCCTGTGCCGTAGAAGCCAAGCCCCGGTAAGTACCTATAATGTACGAAATGCATACGTTTCTTTTTCTTTTCATCACCCTCATACCAATTTCTTCTGATTGCTAGAATTGTAGACGAGGACTTATCTATAGTAACTACGTAAGGACGTGCAATCCCATCAGGGTCTTCAAAATCTCCTGATAGGTTTAAATCAACATGCATCTCTAGGATCGTATGGCGATCATCATCTTCTATGACCGCTTCTTCACCATCTAGCTCATCATACTTCTCCTGTATGTCGGAGTAGTCTGGAGTAGGTTCTGGTAGCTCACCCTCTTTGTAGAACCCGTTTACCTGTAGCTGTAAGACCTCGTTTGCTGTCTTTTTCATCACATGCGTATATCTTGGGCATGTCTTGAGGTCTGATGCTCCATAAGACGCTACAAAGTCCTCTGAGGGTACAAACATAGCGCATGGGCGCTCCATTAGGGGGTCGTAATACACTTTCTTGAACGCAGAACCTGCGATTGGAAGCTTGAAGAGCATCTGCTCCATCTCATCCCTGTACTCAGACATCTCCTCAGTTAACAGGTAATTCATCTCGTTCTGTACACGATTTGCCTGATCTGTTTTGTCTGGGGTCTGTTTCCCTACAATCTTGGTACGCACAGGGCCAGCAGCGGGGAATATCTCACCCATAGCCTGTGCCTGAAATCTTACTACGGCCTCTGTAAGTAGCGGGTGGAACACCCCTGACGCACCTGACCAAGGCTGCTGACGGTCTTCTACCTTCATCCCTAATAGGTCAAGACCCTTTACATATGCTCT